AATGTTGGTAAGCGTCTATCAGAAGGCTGGCAGTTTGTGACTGTTGAAGAAGTTCCTGAGATGGTCAATTCTTCTGTCGTGAGAGAAGAGGGACGATACACTGGCGCAATCTGTCGTGGAGATTTGGCTTTGGCAAAGATGACCAAGGCTCGTGCCAAGTCCCGCCAAGAATTTTATGAGAACAAGAGTCGGGAAATGGTTGATGCTGTTAATGCCCAGCTAATGCGCGAAAGCAATTCAGCGATGCCAATTTCCAACTCTAGTAGAACTAGAGTGACAAGGGGTCGTGCGAGATTTGACGATTAAGTTAATCAAGCCGTCTTCTGTCGCTAGTCACAGTATTAACAAAGGAGAGAAAACATGACTGCTACTCTAGCACCAGACGGTTTTCGCCCTTCACGCATTCGTGGTGGTTCACCAAACAGCGCAGGCGCAAATGAATATCCAATCGCCTCCGCTTACAACAGCAATATCTTCGCTGGTGATATCGTTACGAACGCAGCAGGGTATGTAAATGTTCTTGCTACAACCACAGACAAGGCAATGGGTGTCTTTATTGGTTGTCGCTATGTAGTCGATGGTCAGCCCAAGTGGTCTGATTATTGGCCTGCAAACACTTCAGCTACCGATGCTTATGCAATGGTTGTTGATAATCCAGAAGCAACTTTCGTGGCACAGGCAGACGGCGTAGTTTCAATCGGTGATATGAACTCACAGAACTTCAATATCACTCTTGGTGCCGGTTCAACTGTCACTGGTCGTTCAGGTTTTGCTATTGATGCATCTACCAGAACAACTGGTCATGCAATGGTTCGTCCAATTGCAGTTGTCAATGAACCCGGTAACGTACTTGGTTCTGGCTATCCACGTGTTGAGTGTCGGATTGTTAAGCATATTGATGCTTATATTTCCGCCGACTCTTCAGTTAACTAAGGGAGGCTAGACAATGGCTATTAACAGAGCTAGTATTTCCAAGGAGCTACTTCCCGGTCTTAACGCCATTTTTGGTCTTGAGTACGGTAACGTAGACAACGAACACGCTCCTCTCTTCGATACCGAAAATTCAGATCGGGCATTTGAAGAAGAGGTACTGTTCACTGGTTTCGGCACTGCACCTGTTAAGGGTGAAGGCGCTGCTGTCCAGTACGATCAGGCACAGGAAGGCTACACCGCTCGTTATACACACGAGACAGTAGCACTTGCTTTTGCTATTACTGAAGAAGCAATGGAAGACAATCTTTATGATACGTTCTCCAAGCTTCGTGCACGTGGTCTTGCCCGTGCAATGGCAAACACCAAGCAGGTTAAGGCAGCCGATGTTTTCAACAACGGCTTTAGCTCCAGCTATCTTGGTGGTGACGGTGTTGCTCTATTCTCAGCTTCACACCCAACTGTTTCAGGGAGCCAGTCCAACATCATTGGTTCTTCTGATCTTAGCGAATCCTCACTTGAGACTGGCCTCATTGCCATTTCAAAGGTAAAGGATGATCGTGGTATTCTCATTGGTGCACAGGCAGTTTCACTGCATGTTCCAACTGATCTAGTCTTCGTTGCAGATCAGATTCTAAACAGCACCATGTCAACCACAATTGGTGTAAACCCATCAGATGCTACAGTTGGTGCCACCAATCTAAACGACATCAACAGCATCCGTAATCAGGGCATGGTTCCAAAGGGTTTCTTTGTTAACCGTCGCTTCACTGATACGAACAACTGGTTCCTAAAGACCGATGTTCCAAACGGTACAAAGATGTTCGTCCGTGCACCTCTTGCCACTAAGATGGAAGAGGACTTTGACACTGGCAACCTCCGCTTTAAGGCCCGTGAGCGTTACAGCTTCGGCTGGTCTGACTGGCGTGGTTTCTTCGGTGCCAACCCAAGCTAATTTTTAGTTTGGTATAACCAGATTGGGAGAAGGGGTAACATAATATTTATGTTTACTTCTTCTCCCTTTCTTTTATTTTTAAACATTATAGGATATAATTAGGCATGGGCTGCTTATATCTATTAATGTGCTGTGTGGAGAAAAATTAATGGCTTCCAATATTAGAGTTGCATTTGTAACGGGTAGCGGTGCACTGCTTGATACCGTAACAAGTGTAACAATCACTGATACAAGGGTCCACATGATCCAGTCTTCAGGGGTTGGCACTTTTGCTATCACTGGTGTTCAGACAGATGCAAATGGCAACGTAAATGGAAACATCATTAAATACGTTAACACTACTGCTGTTGATGTTAATGATGTTTATTTAAATGAACTAGGTGTTAGAATGTATGGCCCGGTAAAGGTATCTGCTCCAACATCTGCTGCTACAACGACAGTTTTCTATGGCTAATTATACGTATCTTGTCGGGGACATTATTGACACTGCGGAAGACGATTCCACAGAGTTTTACGATTATGTTCCTAATATGGTTAATCGCGCAGAGGAAAGGCTTACTAAAGACCTAGATGACTATGGTCTTGTAACCTATACCTCTGTTGCTGTATCCGCTGGCAATAACAAAGTAACTCTTCCTTCTGGAACACGGGTTATCAAGAATGTAAACATTGTTAGCGATGGTTCTAAAATTAACCTTCTGGCAAGAACAGACGAATTTATTAATGACTATTGGCCTGTAGTTGTATCTACATCTGAGCCTAAATATTATGCACGTAGAAACAACACCACTATTCTAATTGCTCCAACACCAGCATCCACTTGCAATGGCGAGATTGTTTATGTTTCTAAGCCAGCAGCTTTGACTTCAGCAAACCAGACAAATTATTTTTCTGACTTTTGTTATGATCTTTTGTTTAATGCTTGCATGATTGAAGCGATGCTCTTTATGAAAAACTATTCACAAGTAGGGACTTACCAAAATGTCTACAATCAAATCTTGGAGTTGCAAAGGAATCAAGCTCGTCGTACGAGGCGCGACGACATGCAAGCACCTTTTTCTCCGGCTGGTGGCGACAATACGCTCATTCCCAATGCAAATTAAGAAATTTAGGGAGAAGTTTTAAATGGCAACCGCAGCACTTCGTAGAGAAATTATTAAGTTTGCAGCCAAGCTTGGCAAAGAAGCTGCAAAGAAAAAGTATGGGAATGATGCAGTTCGTGAAGCTGGGCAGCAGATGAAGCGTGATGCCAAGGTACGGGCAGCAAAGAAAGCAGCCGAGAAGCCAAAGAAGGCTCCACAGGTTGAAGATGTCCCAAGAAAGAGAACCAAGAAAGAAATCAGAGATGATCTTGTTGAGGGTATGCGTAAGCGTCCCGATGACGAGATGACTACTGTGTATGGTTCCCGTGAGAGAGGTACAAAAGAACCGGGAGAAATGACCCGCAGTCAGGCACGTAAAAAGATTTCAGCACAAGAAGGCGAAAGCGGTGACGAGTTTATGTCTCGCATGTCTCGTCAGGCAGAACAAATGGGTGTAGGTACTGGTCGTCGTTTCTCTGAAGGTGATGCTGGTTATTCACGTGAGCAGATTGATGACATGATGCGTGGGCGATATCGCTCTGCTGATGACGCAGCAGAAGAACCTGCTGATCTTGTAGATATGCTCAAGCAGCTTAAAGAGTCTGGGCTTGGTGGTGGCCGAAAGAAGGGTGGCCTAGTAGCTAAAAAGAAAAAGGCTAGTGGTCCTCGTGGCGTTGGCGTAGCACTACGTGGTTATGGCAAAGCAATGAAAGGCTCAAAATAATGGGCGGCGTAGCTAAAGGCATAGCTTCTACAATTTTAAAAGCAGCCACAGAAAATCCAGAAGAATTTTTTAAAAATGCTGAAAAAGAAGGATGGTCTGTTAAACGATCTGCTGATGCCGGTGCTGGTGGAGGAGGCGGGGGTTTCAACACTACAGGTGGTTTTAATACTACAGGTAATTTTAAAAAGGGTGGTAAAGTTAGAGGCTGTGGCGCAGCACTACGTGGTTATGGCAAAGCCATGAAGGGGTCAAAGTAATGCAAAAGAAATCTAAAAAGTATGCTAAGGGCGGAATTATGTCATACCTTTCGCCAGCATATGCTGCGGCTAAAGGTGGTCCTGAAAATGTCCTAGCTGCATTTAGTCCTGCGTATGCTTTGTTTAAGTCTGCTAGTAAAAAAGAAAAAGTGCCAGAGCCTGTCAATATGACAAAGAGCAAAGAGTTTGATATTGGAACTAGCTTTAATACTACAGGCAGTTTTAAAAAGGGCGGCAAGGTTAAAGGCTGTGGTGCAGCATTACGTGGCTACGGCAAAGCAATGAAAGGTTCAAAATAATGGCTGCTAAAAAAATTATAGAAGGCATTGGAAAAATTATTACTCCAGATGCTGTAAGCAGACGACTTAAAGCGAGAGGCAAGGATTTTACTCCCAAGGGTAATAAGCTAAAGGGAACTACTAAACGTCCTTCTTCAGAAGCAGAAGGTGCTGCACTTGATCCTGAAACTGGCGGTTCAGTAGATGTTTCTCGTAAAGTTGAGCAGCGTATGCGTTCAGGTGCTGAGAAAGTTACTAGAGGTAAAGATTCTGGTGATAGGGGTATTGTAAAAGAAAGTAGAAGTAAAGGTAGTACAGCTAGAGCTAATAGAAAACTTACACTTAGCCAAGCTGCTCGTGACGAAACAGCTACTTCAGCACAAAGAAAAGCTGCGGAGCAAGAACTTGAAAAAATGTATAAGAAAGATGAGAAAGATACCTCACGGGCTGCAACAACTGCTGCTCGTACCAGAAGAGAGAATGCCGCCAGAGAAGCCGGTAGAGATAAGCGTGACCCACGTGATACTCTTATGCAAACTGGTGAAATCATGGAAGGATACAATCCTACTGATAGAGAAATGCAGCAGGCAATTTCTAATCTTAATGCTAGAAAGACTGATCCAAAGATTAGAGAAAGAATGGCTATTCTTGAAAGCATGGTTGGTGGCAAAACAAGAACTTCTTCTACTCCAAAGGGAATGAACGTCAGAGCAGAAGAAAGAAAGAAGGGTGGTAGAGTAGCTAAAAGAGCAGACGGCGGCAAGGTTGTTCCTACTCCAAAGAGGAAGCCAATGCCTCCTGTAAAGAAAGTAAGTTCTGAAGATGCAGCGGCTATTAAAAGAGGTAATCGCATGCAGAGCTATGAAGCAGGGGCTGCTAGGGCTATGGGTGTAAAAGGGTACAAGAGTGGTGGTCCAGTAGGCTGCGGCGTTGCAATGCGGGGCTATGGTAAAGGCCCATACAAGAAGAAGTAACTCGTGGTTAATTATACAAAGCCATCACTTCGTGAACGTATTAAAAAGGAAGTCATGGCTAGTGATAAGGGTGGAAAGCCGGGACAGTGGTCTGCACGTAAGGCGCAGCTTGTAGCACAGCGTTACGAAAAGACTGGTGGTGGTTACTCTGGTGGTAAAAGCAAAAGCCAGAAGTCTTTGTCATCTTGGACAAAACAGAAGTGGCGTACAAAGTCTGGTAAGCCTTCACTAGAAACTGGAGAAAGGTATCTTCCAGAAAAGGCTATTAAGTCTCTTGGTTCCTCTCAGTATGCCGCAACTACCGCAGCAAAGAAAAAGGGAATGGCTAAAGGTAAGCAGTTTGTAAAGCAGCCCAAAGCAGTAGCTACTAAAGTTAAAAGATTTAGAAAGGTAAAGTAATGGCTCTTTCTGATTCAGATCGTAATAAACTTAAAAAGTATGGCCTATCTGGTTTGAATAAACCAAAGCGTACACCAGACCATCCAACAAAGAAAGGCGTAGTTGCAGTTAAGGCTCCTTCTGGTAGTGTAAAAGTTATTCGCTTTGGTGACCAAAAGATGGGTCACAACTATTCACCAGAGGCACGTAAAGCTTTTAAGACAAGACACGCAAAGAATATTGCAAAGGGTCCACAAAGTGCAGCCTATTGGGCTGATAAGTTTTTCTGGGCTGGCTCTTCTGGTTCAAAGAAGATGCCACCAAAAGGACAAAAGCTTGTAAGAGGGATTAAAAGAAAGTAAAATGGCTATTAGCAGATCAAGTGTAGGGAGTCAGATTATGAAACCACCAGCAAAGAAACCAAAGCTTGGTACAGGTAAAAGATTTGAAAAGGCTGTAAAGTCTTTTTCAGCAAAGGGTGTTAAAGACCCCAAGGCACTTGCTGCGTATATTGGTCGTAAGAAGTATGGCGCAAAGAAAATGGCGCAGCTTGCTGCCGCTGGTAAAAAGAAATCAAAGTAAAGGAAAGCTATTATGGCAAAGGTAACTGAATATACTTCTAAGTTTTATGTAGGTCAGACAAACAGCGATGAGGCTGTGTTTGAATCTACAGGCAAGCCAACTGGTCAGGGGTATGGCAAGGCACGTAAGGGTCCAGACGTAACAGGTAAGGTTGTAGACCTAAAAAAGCCTGTTAAGTAAAGGCTGAATAATGGCAACTTCAGGAACATTTAACTTTAGTCTAGACATAGACGAGGTTATTCAAGAAGCTACTGAGATGATTGGTGGGGAACAGACGCTGGGCCATGAGCCTAAGTCTGCTCGTCGTTCAATTAATCTTATGCTACAGGATTGGCAGAACAGAGGTATTCTTCTATGGACTGCGGATACAACAACAGTATCCGTATCAACCAGCGTTACTGCATATGATCTAGGCTCTACTGTTGTAGATGTTCTTGAAACTACTCTGCGTCGTGACAATACTGATCTACAGCTACAAAGAATTTCTATGGAAGAGTATGCTCTTCTTCCAAATAAAGGACAGACAGGTCGTCCTTCTCAGTATGCTGTTCGTCGCAATAGGGACAATGTTACAGTATATCTTTGGCCTATTCCAGAAAATACAACCGATCTTCTTAACTTTGAAAAAGTCAGGTACTTGGAAGATGTTAATAAATCTGCGATTCAAACTGCTGATATTTCCAGAAGGTTTCTACCATGCCTTACTGCCGGTCTTGCATACCAATTATCTATGAAAAGACCCGGTGTAGAAGGTGGGCGTATTCAATTTCTTAAAGCAGAGTATGAAGAACGTCTTGCAAGAGCAATGGAAGAAGATAGAGAAAGAGCAAGCTTTTATTTGAAACCTCGTCTTAATAGAGTATAATAGACTATGGCAAGTAACAAGCATGCCTTAGCCATCTGCGATATCTGCGGATTTCAATATAAGCATAGAGAATTAAGAAAAAATAGTTACGGTCTACTAGTTTGCCCAACAGACTACGAGGGACGGTTTGATCTAAAGAATCATCCACAGAACAAAGCTCCCAATGTTCTTGATAATCCCGCCATCAAAGACCCAAGGCCACCAAACAATGCAGAACGAAATGTTGTTTGGAACTTTGCAAATACTAACTGGGAAGATGAAACTAGCAATTGGAATAATGTATAATGGCAACACTGACTGGTCAAAATATTGCAAATACATACAAGCAACTATTGCAGGTAGGATCAGATAATACTGGTCTTACCTCAACAGTTCAAACAGTTCAAGATGGCAATGGGACAAACTCAGCCCTTCAACTTAGCCAGTCTGCTGTAAACATTAATGGTACATTTCAACTTAATGGCTCAACACTAACCGCTACAGCATCTGCTCTTAACGCTGTTCCCAATCTTACATCATATACAGGTTTTATTGCAGTAAGCAGCTCTAGTATTAATGGACGCACCCTTACTGCTGGTACTGGTGTTTCAATTTCAAACGGCAACGGTACTGCCGGTGATCCTGTTATCGCTCTTGATACTACTGGTGTAGTGTCTGGTAGCTATGGTCCCGCAACAAACTTTGCTGTAAATGCTGTAGGTCAGATTGTAAGTGCAACAGCGGCTGCTAGTGTAAGTGTATCTGCTGTAACCGCTAACACCTTTGTTGGTGGTACATTTGAAGGCACAACTGCTAACTTTAGTTCTAATGTTTCAGTTGGTGGTGATCTTATTATCGGAGGCCAATTTACTCCAGCAGCTTTAAGTGTTACTGGCACAATTAATGCAAATAAGATTTCAGCTACTGATGCAACATTTAATAATATTGTAAGTGCTGCTTACTTTGTTGGCGATGGTTCAGGTCTTGTAAACGTACCTTCTTCTGAGGGTGGCACACTAAAGACACTAACGGCTGGTCCCGGTATCTCACTTCTTGTAAATGCTGTTCCTAGCGATATTACAGTTAGTGGAACAGTTCAGCTTAATGCAAATATTTCAGTAAGTACTGTATATGCCAACACAAATGTATTTATTACAGGCAATCCTGTACTAACGTCTGCCGGTCTTGCTACACTTAATAATGCAGTAACTTCAATTAATACAGTGCTGACGAGTGTATCGGCAAGAACATCAGTTAATGCTGCCGCCATTACGTCTATTAATACTGTAGTAGCAAACGTATCAGCCCTTACGAGTGTAAATAAAGCAGCTATCACTTCTGTTAATAGTGCAATTACTTCTATTAATACTGTAGTGGCAAATGTATCTGCACTAACATCAGTCAATACTAATGCAATTACTTCAATCAATTCAGTTGTAGCTAATGTATCTGCACTTACAAGTGTAAATGCTGCTGCAATTACTTCAATTAATTCAGTTGTAGCCAACGTATCTGCACTGACATCGGTTAATGCAGCGGCTATTACTTCTATTAACTCTGTTATTGATGCTTTTGATTTTGCTACTTCTGCTGAACTTGCGGCAGTTTCTTCTGCACTAGCGACAAGCATTGCTACTGCAAATACAAGAATTACTTCTGTAAGCGATTATGCTGTAGCACTTTCAGCTACTCTTGCTACAAGCATTGGAAATAGTAATACAAACATTGCGGCAGTTTCTGTTTTAACATCAATTAATGCTGCTGCAATTACAAGTATTAACTCTGTAGTAGCTAATGTTTCTGCTCTTACTAGCGTTAACAGTGCAGCCATTACAAGTATTAATACAGTAGTTGATGCTGTAAGTGCTGCTACCAGCGTTAACGCAGCAGCTATTACAAGCATTAATACAGTAGTTGCCAATCTTTCATCTACACTAGCCACAAGCATTGCCAACCATCTTCCTCTTGCTGGCGGCACACTTACAGGAATAGTAAGCGGTACAGACTTTTATGTAAGTGCAGTAGCAATTGGAGTAGACACGCTACTAGGTAAGCAGCTTCATTTAGGAACTGCTGCGGTAGCTGATATTGTAAGTCTTACAGACGGTACTAGCATTGCAGTTGACTTTAATGCAGGACAGAACTTTGCTGTGCAGCTTGCAGGCAATAGAACACTAGAAAGTCCAACTAACTGTGTGGCAGGACAGACTGGTAGCATTTTTGTTATTCAAGATGGTACTGGTAGTCGTACATTATCTTATGGTGGTAGCTGGAAATTCCCAGCAGGAACTGCTCCAACGCTAAGTACTGCAATTTCAGCGGTTGACAGAATTGATTATATCGCTTATACTTCGACTGCGGTTCACGCTATAGCAACATTGGATGTAAAATAATAACATGGTATTCAATAACAATCTTCTTCTAGGTGCGGCAGGTGCGGCTGGTGGCTACACCATTGACCAGTCGATCCGGTTTAACGACAACGACTCGGCGTACCTGTCTCGCACACCGGGCAGTGCTGGCAACCGTAAGACGTGGACTTTTTCTTCGTGGGTTAAACGGGCAAATCTTTTTAACGGATCAGTCCCACAGATTATTTTTAGTGCTGCAAACGGAAGCACTTTGGACTTCATTATGCAGTTTGGGCAGTCGGACGACACGCTGAGAATAAGCGATTATTCCAGCGGCTCTGCTTCAAATCTTATCACAACGCAATTGTTTCGTGACCCTTCCGCTTGGTATCACTTTGTTCTTCAGTACGACACCACACAAGCGACTTCCTCTAATCGTATGAAGTTGTACGTCAACGGCACACAAGTAACAGCTTTCGGCACAGCAAGTTATCCGTCGCTGAACTACAACAGCGCTGTAAACAACAACATAGCCCACAACATTTCACGGGGTGCTTACAGCGCAAACGGGTATTTTGATGGATATCAGGCGGAGATAAACTTTATTGACGGTCAAGCACTAGACCCAACCAGCTTTGGTAAATACAACGCTGATGGCGTGTGGGTGCCGATTAAATATACGGGTAGCTACGGAACCAATGGCTTCTACATCACAGGTGCAACAGCCAGTGACTTGGGTGAAGACTTCTCAGGAAACAACAATGATTTCACCAGCAGTGGACTAGCCACCACAGACCAGATGCTGGATACGCCGACTGATAACTTCGGCACGTTTAATTACGTGACAGGACAGGCACAAACGCTTTCAGATGGTAATCTCAAGTCTACAATTTCCGCGTCACAGGGCGTTTCTTTAGGTACGGTTGCCGTAACTAGCGGTAAATGGTACTGGGAAGTGACAAATGGAAATAACAATATTGGCGGTTCGCGCAAAGCACTTGGTATTGTTGACGTAGACAATTTTATCATCACAAGCGGAGAGTATTTTGTCGATGATGCGTATGGATGGGGTTACGTCGAAAACGGAAACAAAGAAAATAATAATAGCCAGTCTGCTTATGGCAATGTTTTTGATACCGCCGGTAAGATTGTTGGCGTAGCTCTTGACCTAGACAACGGCGCAATTTGGTTCAGCAACGATGGAACGTGGCAGAACAGTGCGACAGTTGGTGAAATTGAGGCTGGCACAACTACTAATGCCGCATTCACTAGCCTTTCAGGCACGTTTGTTCCTGCGTATTCTGACTTTAGCGGAAACGCAACGGCGAACTTCGGGCAGTCTGCTTTCACATACACACCGCCTACCGGCTTCAAGGCCCTGTCCACCGCGAACCTGACCGACACCACTATAACGACCAGCGGGTCGTTCACCGGCAATGCTGCGGCAGATGGCCCGTTCATCTATCTAAACGGTGTTCCTACCGCGATGACGATCAACGGCAACAGCGTCACGTTCGCCACCCATGCAGACAAGCTGGCAAATGGTTTCAAAGTTAGATCGTCTTCTGCGTCATATAACACGGTCGGCTCAAACACATATTCAATCTCAACCACAGCGCAGGCATTCAAGAACGCCAACGCGCAAGAGAACCCATGAGGTAAACATGGCTACGATTTACAAATGCTGTCACGGGCGCACTATCCGACCCGGTAAAGCGTGGGTTGACGAACACGGCGTCACGCACCCGGCAAGCTGGCACACCTACAGCGCCGCGCAGAAAACCGCGCTCGGCATCACCGAGATCGTCGAGCAGCCCGCACCCGACAGCCGCCTGTACACTTGGTCATACAACGCAGACGGCACGGTCAACGCCACGCCTAAGGCGCTCGATGACGTGCATGAGGTCAACGATGACGGCTCGCCCATGCTCGACGCTGGCGGCAAGCAGATCGTTACGCTTGGCGTAAAATCCACGCTGATCGCCGAGGTCAAAGCGCAGCAGGGCATGCTGCTCGCACAGACCGATTGGGCTGTGATCCGACATGCCGATACTGGCATAGCCGTGCCCGCCGCGATCCAGCTTTGGCGCAACGACATCCGCCTCGCCGCCGCTCAGATGGAAGATGCTATCTCGCAGGCTGCGACCACCGACGCTGTAGCGGCGCTGTTCGTAACCTATACCATCAACCCTGACGGCGCGACGACCAAGACCGGCGTGCTGTACGACTGGCCTGTGTTAGGCTGATGCGAGCGCCGCTGGCACTTCTGCTTCTGCTGGCTCTATCCAGCCCCGCTTCAGCACTGGAATGTTTCGATAGAGAGCAGTTGGAAAATTTTCTGGCCAATGATCTCGACGCAGAAACCATCGGAATGGGTGTAGATCAGCACGGCAATCTGCTGCGCATGCACGTCACGCCGTCCAAGAACTTTGCAATTACCATAACGTCAGCCCAAGATACTTCTAAGATGTGCTTTCTCCTAGAAGGTACAGGATGGGCGGAAAAGCCAAAACTTGACAAAGAAGCCTAAGAGTGATAGAATAGGTTAAAAGGAAAAAGGCAATGACTGTCGAATCTGCCAGCTACATCAGCCAGCTTAACTCGTCGCAGCCGACTGCTAGCGATAATATCTCAGAAGGCGACGACCATCTTCGCCTGATTAAGTCGGTTCTGAAGACGCAGTTTCCCAATCTCGGTACTACTGCTGTAAACCCTACGTCAGCGCAGTTCAATAAGCTAGGCTTTGAGCCGGGTTCTGTGATCATGTGGGCGTCTAACACCGCTCCGAACACGCAGACCATCAGCGGCATTAACGACTGGCTGCTTTGCGACGGCACCGACTACAGCACCGTCACCTACGCCACGCTCTATAACGTTATCGGTAACGTCTTTGGCACTTCTGGCTCCAACTTCAAGGTTCCGGACTTTCGCACATACTTCCCCGTAGGCGTGGGCGGCAGCTTCGTTCTCGGAACTTCCGGAACCGCCAGCGCAGCTACCGGAACCGGTACGCTTAAGTATATTCCGATCAACTTCATCATCAAGACCTGACCATGATCGAATATCGCGGTGAAAAATTCTCAGGCTATAACAAGCCTAAGCGCACTCCCGGCAAGAGCAAGAAGTTTGCAGTATTGGCCAAAGAGGGCGATAGCGTTCGCTTGGTACGCTTTGGCGATCCGAACATGACGATTAAGAAGGACATTCCGGAGCGTCGTAAGAGCTTTCGCGCCAGACATAAGTGCGACAGCAATCCCCCCAGCAAACTGTCTGCTAGATATTGGAGTTGCAAAAAGTGGTAAAAGAATACGGCGGTAAGGAAACCTACGCTAGCAAGGCCGCTATGCGTAAGCACGAAAAGTCTGAAACCAAATCAGAAGAGCGAAAGGAAAAGAAAATGAAGGGTAAGAAGAGCGGTCTCGGTAATCGCGCGGTTCCGTCCAAGGGCGGCAACACCACGATGGCGAAGATTAAGAGCGGCGGCAAGGGTAATCGCTTTCCGAAATGAACCTTCGCGAACGCGCCGCACAGGCCAAGATAATTCTGGACAATGAAGTCTTTCAGAGCGTCCTGCTCCAAGTAGAAGACAATCTTGTTCACGAATGGAAAATCTCTGACAACAGAGAACATAGAGAATCCTGTTGGTTGCGAATTGATGCTCTGCGTTCAATCGTAGAAGAACTCGAAGCAGTCATTCAAAGCGACATGATCGAAGAAAAAACAAAATCGAGGTAATACAATGAGTGACGGCAAGACCAATCCCGCAGGGGAAGTCGAACAGCCTAAACTTTCAATGTTTGATGTCATGTTTGGAAGTGCTGAGAACACCAATCCAGAAGTAACATCAGAAGAGAATCGCAATCTTGCATACGAAGCGCCGGAAGCTGAAGCCGAATATGAAATCGAGGCAGAGGCGGAAGCGGAAACGGAAGATTACGATTCTGACTCTCTTGAGGTAGACGCAGAAGAAGAACCCGAAGAAACCTCTCCTAGGTACTCTGTCAAAATCGACGGAGAAGAATTTGAGGTCACTCTGGAGGAACTTCGCAGCGGCTATCAGCGGCAGGCGGATTATACCCGTAAGTCGCAGTCTCTTGCAGAACAGCGTAAGGCTTACGAAGCCAACATCAACGCGGTGCAGCAGGAGCGGCAGCAGTATGCTCAGGTTCTCGGGCAGATGGCTAACGCACAGAACGCAGAACTCCAGAAGTATCAGGAGATCGACTGGCGTCAGCTTAAAGAAGACGACCCCATGGAGTACATGGAGAAGCGTCTTGAGTTTCAGGAAGCCCGTGAGCGAGTAGCGGCGCTGAAGAGCGAGCAGCAGCGAGTTCAGCAGCAGACCGAATCCGAGTTTATGAGTGTCTTGCAGGAGAAGGTTCAGCGCGAAGCCGAACTTCTCTCAAAGGCTCTTCCGGACTATGCCAATCCTGACGCCAATCTTCGTACTGCGGTGCGGAACTATGCTCTTGGGCTTGGTTTCTCTCCGCAGGACATTGACGGCATCACTGACCACCGAGTAGTCCTTGTGCTGCACAAAGCGATGTTGCAGGACAAGGCTGAGAAGGGTGTTCAGACGCAGCGCAAAGCCAAGGCTGTTCCTAAGGTCGTAAAACCTGGCACCCCGGAGTCTAAGACTCAGCGCAGCAACAGGGCGTTTCAGGCTAAGCGAGAGAGACTGGCGAAGACAGGCAACACCAAGGATGCCGCAAACATCTTTCTGGATCTTATCTCTTAGCAAAGGAACTTTATCATGGCTCAGCCTACTGGCGTATACGTTACGTATAGCTCGGTTGGTCTCCGCGAAGACCTCGAAAATGTCATCTATGACATGTCCCCCACGGACACTCCGTTTATGTCGATGGGCGGTCGCATGGACGCGATTGCCGTCAACCACGAATGGCAGACCGACGCTCTCGCTGCTGCAAGCGGCGCGAACTACAACGAGGAAGGTGCAACGCTCACGGCTGCGAAGCCCACGGCTACCACCCGCCTCGGCAACATCTGCCAGATCGCTCTGAAGACGACGCTCGTCTCCGGCACGCTTGACGCGGTGTCGAAGGCTGGTCGTAAGGAGGAGCTTGCCTACCAGATGTCCAAGCGTGCTAAGGAACTGAAGCGCGACATGGAGACCTCGCTGGTCGGTGTCAACCAGTCGAAGACCGCAATGGCTGCGGACAGCACGGTTCGTAAGCTCGGTTCGCTTACCTCGTGGGTTGCCACGAACATCAGCGAAGGCGCTTCCGCCAGCACTCCCGG